GAAAAGTCTTACTACTTAGACAAAGAAGCAGAAAAACGAGGAAGAGAAAGAGAAGCTCGTAAAGCACAAAACAAAGCAGCAGCAAAAGAAAGAGCAGCACAAAAAAGAAGATCAGAAAGAAATGCACTTAGAAGACAAGGAAAGTATGGTGCTGTTGGTGGATATTATGTAACCAAACACATGGAGAGAGAAGAAGTAGAACCTCTTATGAAGTTTAGTGAGATGTCATGTGGAGGTAAACCTACTCCTCCTAACCCAAAAGCAAAAAAGCAAAGGGTAGCAAATGTAGGTCTTACATCTGAAGCTACGTTAAAAGATGTTATGACAACTGTTACACCTGTGACAAAAAAGAAGGAATTGATGCATAAAATAAAGAAAGAAGAAGCATATATAGAGAATACATCACAAAACATTTATGGTAATCAGGAAGAAGTTTCAGAAAAAAGCAATCAAAGCATCGCAGAAACCAAAACTTCCCTTGTTAAATTTAGTGACCTAAGTGAAGTGACCCGTCAAAAGAAAGAGATGGGTTATGTCAAAGGTGGAACTAAAAAACCAACTGCACCTAAGCAAAAGGATGCAGCACTTGACTTTGTGAAAGCAAAGTATAAGGGTCAGATGATGAGAAGTGGTAGCAACCAACCAAAAAAAGTAAAAGGTGCAAAGTCTAATGTAGGGACTGGTAAATATAAAAAAGCAGCAGATCAAAAGAAACAAACTGCATCTGATGCTAAGAAAAGAGGGTTTAAATCTACTCAAAACTATGTCGATACCATGGCAAGATATGGTGGTAAAGACAATTACGACAAGGGTAGAGGACTCGGAACATGATAGACGAAACTACATCCTTAAAGAATGAAATTATTGCCAAAGCTACAGAAAGGCATAAGATGGCGAAAGGAAAAAAATTCAAGGACGTAATGACTAAGGGTAAAGAGGCAAAGGATAAGCTCTATAAAACAACTAAAGAGAAAGGTGTACGGTTCTATGATAAGAAGGGATCTGGCTACATGAAGGACGGAAAGAAAAAATACGACAGATAGCCTATATACTTTGTAATTACATACTAAGATCATGATTGGTAATTTTTTAATGCCACTGGCATACAAAGTAATCGATTCTGCTGTCAAAAAAATTCCTGACGATGCAGAACTCGGAGAAAAACTAATAGAAATTTGTCTATTAATTATTGGCAAGGCAGTAAAGCTCACTAAGACGACTGCTGACGACGCTCTATTTGAAAAAGTAAAGGAAGCACTTGCTACAAAAGAATAACGCTCACAAGCGATTTTAAAGGGGTCTTAGAGACCCTTTTTCTTATAAATAATACTAGGAATTTTACGATCTTAGGAGCATAAACATGGCACTTTACGGTGTAACTGACGCTGATGAAGCGAAACCCAAGTGGGCTGTAAGAGGTGGTGCAGTTGACCCCTCAAATATCTTTGCAACTGCAGATGGTTGGGTTCTTCGTCACTATAAAAATGCTGCTAAGACCGCATTCTGGGACGAGATCCTAGTATCTGTAGATGGTATAGTTGGAGCAGGTGGAAGAGGAACTGATACTCTTGGTAATGCAGACATCACTGCTGTATTCTTTGAGGAGACAACTTACGCTGCTGGTGCAACTGGAACTGTTGTTGTCATCTACAACGAGTTAGTTGATGTAACTAACGGTGCTACTCTTGTAGTTACTAACACAACTGATAGTGCTAGTATAACTGCTACTGCTGCTGCACAGACAGACACAAACCGTGTTGAATTTACATTCACATGTGCTGCTGCAAGTAAGGTACATACTATTGGTGCTCAGACAATCTCTGGAACAATCGTTGATGCAAACACATCGACAGCATCTGATAAGGTATTCGTCTTAGGCGATACTATTGGTGCAGGTGGTTCTGGTTCTACTAAAACTATTACTACAACATAATAAATGAAGTTTGACGAACTGAATGATGAAACATACATTCTTTTCGCCATTAAGCATTATGAAAATCCTCATTGCGTGACACGCGATGACTTTGATGAAGACATAAAACGTTTCAAGTATCTTAAAAGACTCTTGAAACGTTATGTGCGAAGAGGTCCGTTAAGGATCCATCTCGTTATAAATCATCTGATTATTCTATACAATGTTTTTGGTGAAGCTGCGACTCCACTCTTGTTTTATAAACTAGAGAGGGAGTATTGGAGTATACTAAAAACTATACTCATCTATTTGAATAAATACCCAGTAGGTATGTTACCTGATCTGGCAACGGATCACGATTTAGAAATAGAGTTACAAAAAATCTAATGAACGAAGAAATGATGACCGCAGGTACAGGAGGTTTCAGCAATAGTGCTGCTGCCACAGGTCCTAATGCAGGTTTTGATCCTGTCATGAAGTTTCGTAAAAAGATGAAAAAGAAGAAGGCAGTAAAAGAATCTACTACATGTCCTCGTGATAGTCAGAAAATTTCTAAGTTGTTTCAGTATAAAGTTAATATTCCAGAAGTAGGAGAGACCGTAGTATACGCTAATAGTCCTGCAGAACTCAAAATGAAATTAAGAATGTTAGTCATGCCTAAGTATAGGTCTGGTATTAACATCGAAAGAATTATGCCAGGTATGGCAGGTAAGTTTTTCATGGATAAACGCATGAAGCATATGCGTAATGTATCTGAAGCACAGGACACTCAGGTCAAAAACCAAATGAATCAACAGAAGATTCAGAACATGAAGAAGAAAGTCATGTTGAAAAAGCAAGAACTTCAAAAGCAACTTCAGTTGAAGACTCAGCAGTTGAAGAAGAAAGCTAGAGTGGGAGCAGAGTTAGACGCGACACGGTAATGTCTGATATAAATTCAGCGATTCTAGAAAGACTAGAGAAAGTAGTTGACACACTTCAAGATAACTCTGTGAAGATGGGTCAAATTCTTGCTGTACATAATGAAAAACTAGACAAGCAAGACAAAATCGATGAAGTTTTATTTGAGAAAATAGATAGGTTACACGCAGATGTTAACAGAGAAACGGAAGCAATTAAGAAAGGATGTGAAAGAGACATTCGTAAAGTCGATGACCGTCTCAGACTCATGGAAAAGAAAATGTGGAGCATATTTGGTGCTCTTTCTATTATTTCTTTCCTCGTGTCTCCAGTCGGACAAAAAATAGTGGGACCTATGTTGACAGGTAACTCACAAAGTAGTATTATAGAAAGGCAATAATCTAAATCCTTGAGTGATTGACAAATTTTACGTTAATCTAATATCTGCAAGACTTGATAAGTTTAAGCAGGTGCGAGATGGCGTGTACAATTTTAGGTGTCCTTACTGTGGTGATTCACAGAAGCACAAAAACAAATCCAGAGGTTATTTCTTCACAAAGAAAAGTGGTTTAGTTTATAAGTGTCATAACTGCGGTGTAGGTAGATCGTTTGGTAACTTTCTGAAAGACCATTGTAGCGATATCTATGACGAATATGTCATGGAAAGATATAAATCAGGTCTTACTGGTAAGGGTAGAAATGTCGCTGATCCAGTTTTCAAAACAGAAAAACCTAAGTTCAAGAAAAATTTAGAAGTGCAAAGTATTGCTGATCTAAATAAAGAGCACCCTGCAATCAGATATCTTCTCGGACGCAAAATACCTCAGGAAAAATTCACTGAGCTTTATCACGCAGAAGAGTTCTGTACATGGGTAAACACACAAAAACCTACGTTTGAAAATGTCAAGAAAGATCACCCCAGAATTATCCTACCCTTTATCGATGAAAAAGGAGAATGGTTTGGATTTCAAGGTAGATCTTATGGTTTGAATGATAGAATGCGATACATAACTATCATGCTTGACGAAGATAGATCTAAAGTATTTGGACTTAATACAGTTGACTTTAACAAAACAGTTTATGTAACGGAAGGACCGTTTGATAGTCTGTTCATAGACAATGCCATTGCCATGGCAGGTGCTGATATTGATTGGGACTTGCTTGAAGGTAAGGATGTTGTGTTTGTTTTTGACAATGAGAAAAGGAACAAAGAAATTGTAGATCGTATGATGCGTGCAATCCAAAAAGGATATGATGCAGTAATTTGGCCACCTAACTTAAAAGAAAAAGATTTGAATGACATGTATGTAACTGGACAAGATGTGCAAAGTCTGGTAGAATTCAACACCTATGAAGGTCTTGAAGCACAAGTAAAACTAACCGAATGGAAAAAGGTATGACCACAAAAGAAATCAATGTCACTAAAAGAGATGGAACTAAAACACCTCTCGACCTTGATAAAGTTCACCGCATGGTAGAACTCGCCTGTGAAGGTCTTGCAGGTGTCTCTGAGTCCCATGTTGAAGTCAATAGTGGATTACAATTCTTTGATGGTATCAAGACCAGTGACATCCAAGAAATTCTTATTCGTTCTGCTAACGATTTAATTTCTTTGGAAGCACCTAACTACCAATACGTTGCTGCTAGATTACTTCTATTCAGTCTTCGTAAGTCTGTATATGGTGAACATCCAGATAAACATCCTCATCTTAGAGCACATGTAGATCGTTGTATTGCAAGTGGTATCTATGATGCAGGTATTGTAAATCAATACACTCTAGAAGAGTGGGATAAACTCAATAGTTTCATTGACCACGATCGTGATTACTTGTTCACATATGCAGGCATTCGTCAAGTTGCAGATAAATATCTTGTACAAGATCGTTCCACAGGAGAAATCTACGAGACTCCTCAATTCATGTATATCATGGTAGCAGCAACGCTCTTCCAAGATGACGACAAATTCTACAGATTAGACTACGTTAAAAAGTATTATGACGCAATCTCAAAACACCGACTCAACATCCCAACACCAATCATGGGAGGAGTTAGAACCCCCATTCGCCAATTTGCAAGCTGTGTTTTGGTTGATATTGATGACACCCTCGATAGTATCTTTAGTAGCGATATGGCTATTGGCAAATATGTCGCTCAGAGGGCAGGTATTGGTATCAACGCGGGTAGGATCCGTGGGATCAACAGTAAAATCAGGGGTGGGGAAGTTCAACACACAGGTGTTGTCCCCTTCCTTAAGAAGTTTGAATCAACTGTCAGATGCTGTACTCAAAACGGGATCAGAGGCGGGAGTGCCACTGTCCACTTTCCTATCTGGCATCAGGAAATCGAAGACATCTTGGTTCTCAAAAACAACAAAGGAACAGAAGACAACAGAGTAAGAAAACTAGACTATAGTATTCAACTTAGTAAAATATTCTATGCAAGGTTCATTCAAGATGCTGAGATCACATTGTTCTCACCACATGATGTTCCAGATTTGTTTGATGCCTTTGGCACAGATAAATTTGATGAATTATATGAATCTTACGAGAAAAATGAAGAGATTCCAAAGAAAACTGTTGGTGCACAGAAATTAATTTTAGATTTACTTAAGGAAAGAGCAGAGACAGGTCGTCTTTATATCATGAATATTGATCATTGCAATGATCACTCCTCTTTCAAAGACAAAGTTAGTATGAGTAATCTCTGTCAGGAGATCACTCTACCTACAGATCCTATCCAACATATAGATGGATCAGGTGAGATTGCTTTGTGTATTTTATCTGCTATCAATGTAGGTAAGATCAATAAGTTAGAAGAGATTGATGAACTATGTGAACTAGCAGTAAGAGGACTAGATGCATTGATTGATTATCAACAGTATCCTGTAAATGCTGCAAAGCAAAGTACCTTAAATAGAAGGTCACTTGGTATTGGATACATTGGTCTAGCACATTATCTTGCTAAGAATGGTGCTAAGTATGATTCAGTAAAAGCATTTGATCTCGTTCATAAACTTACTGAGAGGTTTCAATTTGCTCTTCTAACAGCATCGAATCGTATGGCAATGGAGAAAGGTCCTTGCGGTTATTTCGGTAAGACAAAGTATGCTGATGGAATTCTTCCTATCGATACATATAAGAAGGAAGTGGATGAGATTATACCGAATGACCTTTCATGTGATTGGGAGTTTCTACGAGGACGAATACTTGAGTACGGACTCAGGCACAGCACGTTGTCCGCACAAATGCCTTCGGAGAGTAGTTCCGTTGTGTCAAACGCAACAAATGGAATCGAACCTCCTAGAGACTACTTGTCCGTTAAAAAATCCAAGAAAGGACCCCTTAAGCAGATTGTTCCATCTTATCAATCGCTTAAGAATAACTATACCCTTCTTTGGGATATGGCAAACAACGAAGGATACATCAAAGTAACTGCAGTAATGCAAAAGTTCTTTGATCAAGCAATCTCTGGCAACTGGTCTTACAATCCAGAGAACTATCCAAACAATGAAGTGCCTATGCAAGTAATGGCAAACGACCTACTTACAACTTACAAGTATGGTTGGAAAACATCTTATTACCAAAACACATATGATGCTAAAAAAGATGGTGATGAAACTTCTGATAATGTAGACAATTTAATTAACGAATTACTTACTACGGAGGAAGAGGATTGTGACAGTTGCAAAGTCTGATGTAAAAGGAATGACAGTATTTAACACAAACAAAGTAAACACAAAAAAACAACCCATGTTCTTTGGGCAACCATTAGGAGTTCAAAGATACGATTCATATAAGTATCCAGTATTTGATAGACTAACTCAATCACAACTAGGATACTTCTGGAGACCAGAAGAAGTCTCACTACAAAAAGATAGATCAGACTATCAAACTCTCACACCAGAACAAAAACATATCTTTACTTCTAACTTGAAGTATCAGATCATGCTTGACTCTGTACAAGGTAGAGGTCCTGGTATGGCATTCATACCTTATTGTTCTCTACCAGAACTAGAGGCATGTATGACAGTATGGGAGTTCATGGAAATGATACACTCTAGATCATACACATACATAATCAAGAATGTATATTCAGATCCTTCAGAAGTTTTTGACACAATCTTAGATGATGATAATGTAATGAAACGTGCAGAGTCAGTTACGGAATCTTACAATGATTTTATTGACCATGCACATGAGTTTGACAATAGTCAAATGTGGGATCTTGCAAGAGATGGTCATCTCACAGGAAAGTATGACAGGAAAGAACTCAAAAGAAAACTTTACAGAGCAGTCGCTAACGTCAATATCCTCGAAGGTATTAGATTTTACGTTAGTTTTGCTTGTTCTTTTGCCTTTGGAGAAAATAAACTTATGGAAGGATCAGCAAAGATTCTATCCTTAATTGCTAGAGATGAAAGTCAACACTTAGTTATCACACAGAACATTCTTAAGAAATGGGCACAAGGAGATGATCCAGAAATGGAAGAAATCTCAAGAGAAGAAAAAGAATATGTAACTCACATGTTCAAGAAGACAGTTGATGAAGAGAAATCATGGGCAAACTATCTGTTCAAAGAAGGTAGTATGATTGGACTTAATGAGAAATTACTACATAATTATGTTGAGTGGATTGCTAATCGTCGTATGAAAGCGATTGATATTGATCCTGTATTTGATCAAGTTGCTAGAAACAATCCATTACCATGGACTCAACATTGGTTAAATAGTAAAGGACAGCAGAACGCACCACAGGAAACGGAGATTGAAAGTTATGTCGTTGGAGGAATCAAACAAGATGTCAAAGGAGACACCTTCGCAGGATTCGCTCTCTAATCCTAGACCAGAAGAAGAGATAGCAGCACAACTAGCATATGCTGAGAACTCTGAATGGTTAGACAAAACTTATAATGATCTAGTTGAGACAGGTAACGACTATAGTCCAGACGTTACAGATATGCTCTGGACTACTGCTAAAAAACAAGCAGCACAAGAAAGGTTGCACGATGACATAAGGAGACAGAATGGGAAAAGCACAGAGAATTAAAGACGGTGGAAGGAACGCAAATGTTCCTGTAGACATGTCAGATGACTTCTACGACAATGGAAATGAGTACTGTAGATACTTAATTACAGATCCTCGTAGCGATAGAGGGTTAAGAAATAATAAAGAATCAGACAAAAGTCGGTAAACTGTAACACTACGAACATCTTGTGTCAGGAATCTATGATATAAATATAGGTGTAGGGCAACCTACCGATTACGTTCATCCGATGCAAGGACTAGCACTACTGGTATTACTCCTCGCTGAACACGACCCATCCCATTGGGAAATGTCTTGTTCAGAGTGGAACGACGCAAGGATTGAGATACTGAGTGATCAGAATCACACTCCTGATGCTAAAGAGTATCTTATAGATTTCTTCTATAGCAAAGTACCAGAAGAAAATTGCAAACCCTATGTTATTGGACGCAAGTAAGTCGCGGAACGGAGCGTTCATCCCATTTTTACTATGATTCCTACCTTAATTGCCACTGTTGTAACTGTCTCCTGTGGAGACATCAGTACTCTAGTCGATCGTGCTAAAGTCTATCCTGACATTAGCGATAAAGATAGAAAAGAGATCATTGATTTATATCAGGATTTTGGTAAAAGGCAAGGACTAGACTGTGAATGGGACGCAAACGGCTAAAGGAACGGGCTTAAAAATCCAACTACTTTAGGAGTAACAAATGACTATCATTACTTACAGAGGCGTTAAATATAACGCTGAAGAGTATAAGGCAAAAGTTCTTGCCGAGCAAGAGCAAAACAGAAATCATGACTTGATGTATCGTGGCATCAAAGTCGGACGTAAGTTTGCCTCACAATCTTAATCGTTTAGGAGATTAACAATGTTAAGGATCAGGTTAGACTGGGATTACGGTCTTCCAGATTTTGATCCCGAAAAACACGATCCTGATAGAACATTCGCTTTCTTGACTTACCGTGGAGTACATTATGCTAAGTGGGTTTGCTTAAAGGTAATGTTCCAAGGTCCGTCTGGACAGATCACATCTTAATATCAACACTAAAACCCTTGTCTTTGACAGGGGTATTTTTTATGCTATAATAAATATGTTTAAATATACTGGAGAGTCATGAAAATTTTTCTGGACTGCTCTGATCCTGATTTGATCAAAGGTGCCTTTGATACAGGATTAATCGACGGAGTAACTACTAACCCTTCACTGATGTTGAAGGCAGGTAACGATCCTCGTGATGTAATCTCAGATATCTCAGCGATATTTCCATGGGATGCTTCCATATCTGCTGAAGTAGTAGGTGATACTGCTGAAGAAATGTTACAGATGGCAGAAGATTACATTGACATAGGACCAAACATAACAATTAAAGTTCCATGCACTTTTGAAGGATTAAAAGCATGTAAACAATTATCTACTGACGAGATAAACGTAAACGTAACTCTTGTATTTGATACAGCACAGGCAATACTTGCTGCCAAGGCAGGAGCAACATACGTTTCACCATTTGTAGGCAGAGTATTTGATCAATCCTTTGACGGATTCGGAGTCATTGAAGAGATAGCAGATGTGTTCGCAACACACCAAGCACCAACACAAGTTCTTGCTGCTTCTATCAGAGAAGTATATCAAGTTTCTAAATCATTTAAAGTAGGTGCAGATATTTGTACTATCCCTATTACAATATTCCATAAGATGTATAGACACATCTTAACAGATAAAGGATTAGAACTCTTTGATAACGATTGGAAAGAACTACAAGAGAAACTCAAATGAGAAAGAAAAATCTAAAGGTTTTAGTTGCTGACCTAGAAAGAGCAATAGCAGAGTTGAAGGCAGAAGTGTATGCAGATGCTTCTGCATATAGTATAAGTAGTGATAGCGACATTACTACATCATATCGTGACATTAACGACGAAGACGGTCTCTGCGATTGACTATGAAAATCCCTGGTTATATAAAGGTTCAACTTTCACTACTGACGATATTAATGATTTCTTCGGTTTCGTCTACTGTATTACAAATACTGACAATGGGAGAAAATATATTGGA